CGTAGCCATTAGCAAGCATATCAGCCGAAACTGGGTTGTCAGCAAAAGTACCAGAAGATGTTGCAATCAACAGTCCTTGAATACCTTTTGCTCCCCAAATTTGTTTGCTATTTCCGACATAGCTAAATGGCATTGGTGCGCCAGCCGCGTGAAGTTGGCGAGCAGCGTCAAAAAATTGGTCAAGAGTTAAGGCACTACCAGCAGATCCAGAAGTCTGACTAAAGCCAGCCATTAAATCTGTAAGTAGATCATCAACTTTCAAAGCAGCCGCGTGACCTAAATTATCTGCCACATTACCGGTCAGATCATAAGGTGCGCCTAAGATAGCTAAATCAGTTAAATCAGAACGTACAACATGGTTATATATAATACATTCATGTGCGCCAGTAGCTACTGCGATTGAAGCTCTTTCACTGCCTTCAGAAAGAGATGTTACATCCGAAGATGCTTTTGCTGTCATGTCCACAAATGTTACCGATGCAGCACCTGCTGGTGCTACTGCGGAATTTACTAGTGGAGCCATGACATTAGATTTCGTAAATGCCATTATTACGTCTGGTAAAATATGATCAGACGCTGATACCGAATAATTGGCAAATGACGATTTTTGTGTTACAGCCATTATTTAATTCCTTTATTCATAAGATTTTCTCAATGTTCCTGGACCAATGCCAGAAAAGTATCCAATAGATTTGGTTTTCTTACCTTTCTGTATGCGTTCAATATTTTCTTGCGTAGCATCCACAAAATCAGTAGGCGTTATATGCTTACCGTCACGAGTTGCCACTGGCAATCCATCTGGATCGGGGTCCATTTTAAGACGGTCGTCCGGATCGTGATCGACCCCTAGAACGATGTCTTTTTTGCCGTCAACGAGAGCCATCTGGATTAAAGATGTTTCCGAACTTGCTTTTTAGACCAGTTCCATCTTTTGCCTTTGCATAACCTACTGGATCATTCGTTACCCATTCAAGAGCAGAAGAATAACCACCAGTCGTTGAATTTTTTGCAACGCTTTCATCGGTTTGAACATTTTTTAAACTATTATATCGCTTTGAAAACTTCAGAAGTTTGTCTGTAGACATTTCTTCTGCGAATTCGCGATCTTCTTCGGGAACTGATTCTAAAGCATCAACTCGCAACGATTTTTCAAGGACCTCACCATATTCAACTTTTGCTTTTAATTCAGCCGTTTCCTTTTTTTGATCTTCAAAAAGAGTTCTATAATCCTCTTTTTCAACAAGCTGTTGATCCTTAATCGACTTGAGCTGATCTTGTAGTTTTACTACTTCAGTCTCAGATTCCTGCGCCCTGGTTCTATATTTCTTGCTTTCCGCTATAAGAGAACCGTAGTCGGGCGAATCCCCACTTTTCTCTTCTTGCTGCTGTGCTGCAACTGGCTCTTGAGCTTTCTGCTCGACCGCACTTTGATCCTGTTCGTTAGACATAAATTATCCTCACATCCTTATGATGTTTACAACGTAACCTTTACTTGTAAAAACATCTTTAAAGTTTTTCGCAATCTTACCAGCGATTGCGGTACCAACTTTATTTTTTACCTTGATTGGCAATGGGTTTTCCTTATCGGAAACAATTCTTTTTTTTCTAGTATTGGTATTCTTACCATAATGTCCGGTTTGATTACCGACTAATTTTTGCGCTTGTCTAGCATTTGTAATTCCGTATGTAAATCCAGAATTTGATGCTTTAATAAATTTAAAAGAGTCCATCATTTCCCCAGTTAAAGTCAAATTTGGTGGATTTATCTGGTTAGATCTCTGTGATTGACCCTTTTTAGCAGCTTTTCCCTGTGACTTGCGTCTTTTATAATCTGTTGTATACTGAACAAACGGTTTGTTGGTACGCGCATTTATGCCGTCCGCTTGAACCACTGTACGATGTTGTAGCACCGTTTTTTTACCAAGTTCGTTAAAGAATTCTCTGTCGAACTTGACTATTTTTCTAAAATCTGGAATAATCATCTGCTATCATAATAAGTCTGAAAGGTTACAGGCTCTTTCCACCTACCCTTGTCTTTCCGATCGTTAATCCAAGCATTAGCATCTTTGCGATCTTTATCACTCTGCTCTTGATCTATTGCTTTCCCCCAATGGTGTCTGCAATTCGGACCACCGCCTTCATCAAATGCACCAGGGAACTGTTGGTCGATTTCTCTCAAAGTTAAATCTGGACTCGCCAGCATTACTCGGCATATTGAGCGCGTTTTTCCGTCTAGTGGCCCAATATATTGATATAACTCACTATCTGGTGCATTTTCTGCCATCACCCCAACGACATTGCGGTTGAACGTGGCCATTCCCGATGCTATAAAATTTTCTATGTTTTTGGATTGAGTCAACGGGTCGCGTAAGATCATGGCTCGGATTCCACTTATAGATCTATTCGATGACAATCCTTGCGATGCAGTTAATCGGATACGTTCACCGAATTGTACTGTAAAACTTTCCAATGCGTCACGCTGCATAAACTCCAGGGCAGATAATTGCGTTTCTGTCATCGGTGCAAAAGATTTAATATCATCTAACACTGCTCCAAGTCTTAATATATAAGAGTTTACGGCACTCTCCATGTTGAGCGTAGTAAGCCAATAATCTGCAATATTTATAGCAGCTAATGCGGCTAAGACATCTGCTATATCGAAACCTTCTTCTTCTAGTTCTTCTAGGTCGGCAAGAAAGCCATCTAAAGATATTTCAAATTGATTATTGTAGTCAGCAAAAGCTGAATCAATGTTTTCTGCTAACGGCATTAACTACCCTGTAGACGTTGCAATAATCTATTAGATTGTGGTTGGACTTGTTCTTGTCTTTCTTCTTCCCACTTTTTACGGTCTTCTTCAGAAGCGTCACTATTCATATAATCAAACCAGTCTCTAGGTGTTGCTAACCCTTTATCAAATTTCCAATTCCAGTAATTTATTTCCTGGTCCACGCTCATAGGGTAATCTGGTTCTAGGAAGTCTACGCGGTAGTCTTCTTTAATTCTTGCATTAGTTTTTGCTTCTATAATAGCTTTATCTATCTTAAAGCGTTGTTTTTCAAACGGTCGCCAAATGTCTTCTGTGGAAGCAGTCCTCTCATCATAATTTTCGTACTCCATTATTTTAAGACTTTCTGCTGAAGGGGCATTTCCACGCGTGTCTGCAAATTTAATTCTAATATGATTGTTGTTTAATGTAGCTTCTACTAGGAATCTGGTAGCGTCAATAATATCAGTTAATGAGCCAGATGGCGCGGTAACGCCAAAGTTACTTTCCTGGGGCAAATATAATATTTTGTCTACACCGACTTCGATACGACTAGCATCATCTACACCGGTGATGTACTTGATTCCGATAGCACCAAAGCGTATGGCCAAGGAAAGTTCGGTGGCGGCTACGGAAACACTTAAATCAGCTCTGATTATATCATGCGCACCTTCACTCCACCAGTCACGAATTGGTTTATAGCGATGTGCAAATGTTAATGGAATAACACCGTATGGATTACGATCCCCCTCATTTACACTTTTCTTTGTGCCATTTTGATCTACTAAATAATGTTGTCCTGGAATCCCTGGACGATCTTCTGTCCACACTGCGTGCCATGGTTTTTTTAATTTACTAGAACCATGGTTTTCAATAGCAAAGATTACCCCTACCGGAGATTTTTCACCAGGTAAGAAAATAGGTTCAAAATTTTGTATTAAATCATATTTTATCTTTTGTTCGCGTTCGGACCAACGACTACGCATGGCCATGGTACCTAATAAAAATGTCAACTGTTCAAGTTGCCTGCGTGATGAATTCAAGTCAGATATATCTATAAAATCTAAATACTTTTTGTCAACCGACATTTTTGGTGGACGCTTATATGTCATCGATCTTACCTTACAAATTCTACGGGTCAAATTCTGCGTAAAAATAGGTACTTGATTTAGTGATTCGCTGCCAAAGAACTTTTTAACGTATTGGTCTATATTGACTCCCTCGAAGAAGTCTAACATATATTCGCGTTCTTTTACTCGTTCACTTTCTATTGTATGCAGTGCGTCTTTTAATGAAGAAAGGACTGCGCCTTGCGATAAATCTGGGATTGTTACCATGGTATAGTTCCTGCTGCTTTCTGTTTAATAGGTATAAGGTTGACTAACGCATATCGAAAAGCATCCATTATATGATCGTGAACACCATCTTTTAATGGAACTTCTTTCAAATGTTGGTCTACCTTTTTGTCTGGGTATCGATAATTTTCTGCTGCGGATATAAATCCTTTGCAATTAGGTGCAATAGATAAATGGTGCATACCGTTTGCATCTTCAAAGAATTGCCGGACGTGATTAACGCCATTGGCGACATTTCTGGCTATACGGTCAAATGTATAGCGGACATAAATTCCTTTTTTCTTGAATTGAGCTATTTCACTCATTCCACTCTGAGATTGAGTACCGGCACCGGCTGGATCGCAATAATATGTAGTGACAGGATACCCTTTGGCTTTTATCATATCTGCGAGCTTGTCGGTTTTAACATTCTGTTTATGACATATCTCATCAATTATATATATGTGATCGAGACCAGATTCTTCTTTTTTGTGCTGCACCCACACGACGGCTGGCTCTCTGTAACCCCAATCGATACCAACGTATACGGGAAGGTTGGGGTTGTACTTGAGGTTTTGGTCAATATGCCTGGTGCGGTCCATTGGATAGACCTTTCCGGCAAAGGAAATGAAATCTGCGAAAAATTCTTGTTGTACTGTTTCATGTGTTAATGTCCTCTTTAGTTCTTCTACATCATCTTTAAAATATGGTGATTCCGTACTGGCGTGTTGCCAAGACTCCCAATCTGGAAAGCTATCGTTTTGACCTCTAGAGTACAAATCAAATAGCCAGTTGAAAGATCGGGGCGTGCTTGTAAATAATGCCCAGCCATTACGATCTGACAGTGTGGGACGCAAATATTGCTCCCATATTAATGAACTTGGCAATGTTGCTGCTTCGTCTATAATTATCCAATCTAAACCCTCGCCCACGAGACTGTCTGGATTGTCCGCACTTTTTATCCATACTTCGCTATTCAGTCCTGCAAGTTTAAAGTAATATATTTGACCATTTATTTCCTTCTTGCTCAATGGCGGCAATTTTAACTTAAAGAATATATCTTCTTTAATAATCCGACCAATTTTGTCGCATAACTCATAATTACGACTTACCACCCAGCCACGAGTGCCAGGTGACAATATATATGGCAGTGCTTCACGAGCAGCACTAAAACTTTTTCCAGAGCGTCTCCCTTGTATATTTACACGAAAACGAGCTTTGCTGTCGTGTACGTCACGCTGAATCTTCGTTGGCTTGTAGCCTACGAGATCCCACAGCTTCTGCTTGTTTAGTATCTTCTTCTTCAATAGTAAACTCCGCGTCTATTGGACTGTCTTCAAATCCACATTCTTTTAATACAGATTCCAGGTTGCCTATCAGATCAATTTCTTTTCGATCTGTCTGACCAAGGTATTGTTTGCCAAGCCATATTAGCAAGGCTGTATTACCCCTGGCGGCATGGTCCCATTGTAACTGGCGTAATTTCACCTTCAGTGATTCGCGACCAGTTTCAAGTGCTTCCTTATATTTCTTACGAACGGTACTTTCATCCATCTGAAAATACTTGGCTATCTCAATAATTGAACAGCCGAAGGAAGCCAACATCTGTATTTTATCAAATTGCGGACTTGCGGACTTAACAAGGTCTGCCATCACATATACTCTTCTAGATTACACCGGCACTTGGCAATAGCTCTTCTCCAGTAGGTTTTTACGCTACTTACACTGATTTCCAGAGCTTCCGCTATTTGTGGAAATGTCTGCCCTACTAGCCTACAGGAAAATACTTGCATCTCACGTTCCGATAGAATGTCGTAGGCCATGTTACCGGCTTTCTGGTACTTGCGAAGGCGTTCGGGTATAAGGCCGGTGCGGAAGATATGCAGCTTCATGGAAGCGTCTTCTGCATGGTCGATGGCGTCTAGGAGCCGATCGTTTTCTAGGTCGGTAATACTGTACCAGTCCATACTTATTGATGTAACATTAGTTGTTACTTTATATACAAAATTTTTAGAGACACAATCCCACGACGGTACTTTTTCTCCTTGGTGCATGGGGGGTCCAGGTTAGCAATACACAGAACATAAACAAATATTTTGATCATATACACCAACACATCACCGAGGATATGCTAAAATATAGTGCCAAAAATAAACCAAAATCAACCAGGTAAATTGAGGTTAACATCCGTTCATTACTTTTTGACACGTTCGGACAGCAAAAAGATTTACTGAAACATATATTTGTAATAACTATTGACACATATTATATATATAGCTACATTGCATTAATTAATGAAAACTAATTGAAAGGGAAGTCAATGAAATTCACAATAAAAAAAGCAAATGAAATAACGGGCGGACTATCTAACCCGTCAAAAATGCCGTGCAAAGGGTATAATTTACCCGCTAATGAATGCATCACGGGTAGTAAGCTACGTAATATTAAAGACTCCGTTTGTAATGGATGTTATGCATTAAAAGGAAATTACATAAGATTCGCAAAAACGATATTTCCTAAAATGTACAAAGCGTTAAATAGTCTAAATAATATAATGTGGGTTGATGCAATGTCATTTTTAATTAACAATCAAAAAGGAAAAGGAATTGACCCTAATTATTTCCGTTGGCATGACAGCGGAGATTTACAGAGCGTAAAACATTTACGCGATATTGTTCTAATCTGTAATAATACACCAAATATAAAGCATTGGTTACCAACTAGGGAATATAAGATTATAAAGGATTATCTTAAAAAATACGGATCGTTTCCTAGTAATTTAATTGTTCGTTTATCCGCTCATATGGTGGGAGAAAATGCTCCAAATATTAACGGGTTAAATACATCAACAGTTGGATATAATAACAGTTTCAACTGTCCATCATTTAAGCAAGATAATCAATGCCTAGATTGTAGGGCATGTTGGAATCCATCAATAAAAAACGTCAATTATAAATTACATTAAATAAACCTACTGAAGATGGGTGGAATTCCTTGAAATACGAGCAATTATGCCCGTATTTAGGTAATAAATAAAGGTAATTAAAATGACTTTGGATGTAATTGTATTTATTGCAATTAATCTCTTTTTATTGATCTTGTTTTATATACAAGATTAATTAAAAGATATTAAAATAACTTAAAAACGGTCTATTATATAGGTTTAATTACTGTATATGGTGGGCATAAATAGAAAGGTAATACAATGTTAAATAAAATGCTTATAGCATTAATTAAGCTAATTAATAGCAAAGCTACAGTATTAATTATAATCGGTCGAAATATAGAAAGGTAAAATATTTTGCATAAAATAAATATAATTGAGTTTTTATTATTGGTTTTTATGTCTCTTTATTGGTCGCTTCATTTAGTTTTTGCGATCTGTAAAACGATATAGCCAGTTTTTTTGGGTTTTTTAATGTGTATAAATCCGTAAAAAAATATGTGTATATAATATGAAAATAATGAAAAATAAAAGATTTGTGGTCTATATCTCTAATATTTTGCCCAATACCATTTTGATATTTTTGAGAATTAAAGAATTTAGACGTTAAATAATAAAAAAAGAAAGGGAAATGTAATGAAAACAGAAGTAATAATAAGACAAGATAATTTAAGAAATGGGTCTAAATCTCGTATTAGACGTATTGATTATGAAACAACTCCAAGTATTTTAAATCCAAGTGGAAAACAAAGTGATTATTATATTGAAGTTTCACATGACGAAGGAATAAGTTGGGAAGTATTTAATATTTGTAGTGGTTATTATTGGGTAGAAACAAGTTATAGACAAGTAACAAGAGGTTCAAGATAATGAAAGAACCAACCTTAAAATTAGATGCGGATCACTGTCAGTACATAGAATCCGCATTAAAATTTTACAAGGACCATTTTAAGCTATGGTGTAAAGATAATAGGTTAAAAGATATGCATATGCATGAAATTGATCGAGCGATTAATGAGATAGATCAATTTAGAAATGATATGTTTGATTGGACTAGTAAATAAAATATACAATAAATAAACCCCCTTTTTTGGGGGTTTTTTGTTTATAGTTTAACTGGTCTTTGCTCCAAAATGGGCAAATTTGTGAATTTTGGTGCTATTCCTCTAATATTTTTACTGATACCATTTTGATTATTTTTTAATATTCAACTCAAGGAAGGAAAAGAAAATGAAATACAAAATAGAAAAAAATATGCCTATAAATAGACATTGTGATTATGATAGGTATGATGAGCAAGAAAATGAGAGTGAACTAGATTTTATGCTTGACATGAAACCAGGTGAATCTGTCTTTATTTTTCTTGATAATTGGGAAATGAAATTCGCTAAATATTATAAAGAAAAAAGTGATAATAGAAATTCAAGAGATTCTGGAATATACTTCTATAAAAAAAGGCAGCGAAAAAAACAGGCAAGAATATCCAATTTTCTACGCAATAAAATCAGATCTATTCATGGAAATGATGCGAATGTCGGTACCTTTTTTATGGCTAGGATAGAATATGAAAGGGAAAAGGATAGTCTGGAGATTATAAAATATGGACACAGATGGCATTGTATAAAAAGGGTGAGTAAGGATTCTTAGGTAAAATTAAAAATTGAGGGTCTATTTTCTAATATTTTTTCTCATACCATTTTGGGTTTTTTTGGATTTTGAATTTTGTTTTTCTTTTTCCAGGCGCAACATTCTATTTCTAAATGACAGCTTATCACGGCCTAAATACTTTAAAAAACATTTATTATGATGCTTAATACTGAGATCGTGATACCAACCTTCCACCATGCTGCACCAGGTGTCACCATCATCTCTGGCGATCGCCCAGGGGCATAATTTGTCATCTTCCGGTGATAGCTTACAGCGGTTAAAGAATGGTTTAAATTGCTCCATATTAGTTATAGGCATTTTGGGGCAGAGGGGGGCAAAAACAGCGTTTTTTGCCCTTTAGGGGGTTCCTAGGTATGATCATTTTAATCATTTGTAACAACTCCTTTAACAAATGATCAATATGATCAACTATACGCACCCTAGAGTTCTTTGGCCAAAATAGCATTATTAACCACAAAAAACTGCCCTGTTTTGCCCCTCTCGATCAAATTAAGGTTTACAAGACGATTTAAATATCGAGTTACTGAAGCTGGGCCTTCAAAGCCTAATTCTTCCATTATCACTGCAAATTGTTTCCTATTAAATTCATTTTCTTTCACATCTGTACCTACACCGGCATATGTGCAAATCTGCTTCCATAGTTTAATCTCTACACTTTCCTTGGGATCTGCATAATACACTTCTTCTTTATTTGGCAGCACCGTTCGATCTTTAAATATCAAATTATCATTATCCCACATAATACCTTGAGCCATCATCCTAGTATCACTATTACCACTGCGTACCTTGGTCACTTTAAACACGCGCATATCATCAATAAGCTGACTATCTGCCATTTGCATTACATTACTGAGCCAATCGGTAAAGGTCTTACCGCCACGGATCATCTCTTTATTTAATGAGCTAAATTGTCCATGGGTCTTATTGTGATGATTGACCAACATGACCGATAGCTCAAATTTGTTCTTTATTCTGCTTATGGTCCCTAATAAGGGCATCAAATGTTTATTATCACTAACGTCCACACCGGTGCTAGTGTACAAGTTATCTACTACAAGCACATCGAACTTCTTCCTGGAATACTGCAAGGAGGTTTCAATCCTTTCCCAGTTATCCTGGAACACTCCTGTATCCGGCTGAAATGGAACTATATGTAAATTATTTATATCTCCTGGAGCATCGGGTTCATTAAAATATTGTTTAATTTTCTTTATTCGCTTACTTACCTCACCATTTTGCATCTCAAACTGTATTAACAGTACATTTCTCGGCTTCGGCACTGCATATCCCAAAAATGGTATCCCTAGTGCTATACAAATAGCAAATTGCGCTACCAGAAACGACTTCCCTAAATTATCGGTACCGGCTATACATCCTGTACCTTGTTCCTCTAATATCTCCTCTACTATGTATCCAGGTTGTTTCCACTCCGAGTCTATAAAATTGTTTACTGTTAATATGTCAAAGCCACCAAAGTCGCTCGGTTTATCGCCAAAGGCGCGTCCGCTGCGGACTAAGCGTTCAAAATCTTCCTTACTACCGCCACCCTGGAAGTAATCGGTAATGTCAAATCCTTCCGGAAATCCCTCATCAAACGTATATATATTTAATTTTACATCCCGATCCTGGTCTACCACGGCCCTTGCTAACTTCTTTGACCCTTCTCTGCCGGCATCATCGTTGTCATATACGATGTTTATGGTGCTAAAATCTCTTAATTTGCTAATATCTTCCGGTACAGATCCGCTACCGGCCGTAAAACAGATAGCATTTAGTCCATTAGAAAGCATTGTAACCACATCTTTCTCGCCTTCCACAATATATAGTGTCTCATCTCCTGGAATTCTTGTGAATATTTCTTCTGGGTATATTTTATTTGCCGAAGCACCTATTTGGAACACTTTTCCATCTAAATCCTTGTGGAATTTGAAGTGTCGGTACTTTTCATTGCGTTTTATGGGGAAAATATAGCGTTCATTGTCCGGATCATAGCCTATAAACAGTTTTCGGACCAACTCTTCGCTCCAAGGCATGTCGCCTATGGCTTCTTTGGTGTTATTTTTGACGTATGTAGCCGCTTCGTTGATAATCTTTTGGTATTTTATAGGTATATTGCTACCATTTTTTTCTACTTTCGGCATTGGTGGTGGTTGCATTGGTCTATCTTCGCCACGAATCTTACCTTGAAACGTCTTATATCCACCCTCACCGCAACCGGCAAAGCATTTCCACTTCCCATCTTCTACATTAAAAGAGAATGAAGGGTTCTTATCTTCATGGAAAGGACACAATCCCTTTGCCTGTTGCCCGTGAACTTTTATATTTTTGACGTGGTTGCGGTAGAAGTCTGTGTAATTAACCATATATTCCTTTATAATAGCCAATCACACAAAGCACACTAGCAAACCCTAGCAATATCCAACCTATGTCTACACAGATCATTTTTTCTTCTTCAGCGCGTACAAAGCCAAACAATGTTGGAACACATCCCAACCCCATTCCATTTTCTTGAGACTTATATCATGGTAGTCATAGGCACCAGTTTCACGATCTAGTCTTAATATACCGCCACTGTCTATTGTTCCGCCTACCTTTGTGCTTAAACCCATTTCTTCATACGCAATTTTGTACGCAGCGATCTGAATCGTCATCTCTGGATATACACCTTTACTCGTCTTCCAGTCGCAGAGAACTAATTTGCCACCGATCCTACCCACCATGTCCGCAGTACCACCAAATCTATATTTTTCGGATACTACTTTCACTTCTATATCTAGATATTCTGGAGTCATCGCTTTTTCCCAATCTAGAAAGGCAACAAATGCCGTCTTTGCCAACTCTATCTGATTTTGGGTGAAGTCGGCCGTACTAACCTTTTGTTTTTTAATATGTCCTTCTATAAAACTGTGCGTCAAGGTTCCAGGTTTGGCAGCTTCATCTTTTATTTTATTTGGGTCGTTACCGGCCAAGGCTTCACGTCTTGCCCATGCCACTAACATATTTTTATTCCACCCTAACTCATTAATCACCGTAGTTACTCCTGGCAATCTTTCGCCAGTACCAGTCTTATATACTGTGTGTTGTTTTGTATTTGCTTTCATTTGAACTTCCTTACATGTTTCCAGTTATTGATCTTTTGTTTGAATTGTTGTGCTTCCTTTTTATTACTAAAAATCTTTATAGTCTTTAAGTTTACCAAGTTCACTACATGGTACATGTCGTCTTCTTTCACTATGGCTAATGCTTGCACCTAAACCTTTTCCACCTCACCCGTTTGTGGATTACGCTGATCTTTTTCTTTTTCTTTTTTCTGCTGCTCTAATAACTCTAACCGTTCTTTTTCATTAATAACATCTTCTAATAATTCTTTCGTGTCATTTGCGTCTATATACATACTGATCTGCTTATCTCGATATGTTTTTAATGCCTTTATCATTATCTCTTGACGTTTTTTACTAATTCTCATGCTATACCTATTTCCCTTTTTAATCTTTTAATACGTTCTGATAGTTCCAGATCTTCCAATTCTTCTAATATCCGCACCCCTACCAATAACCCTATAATTGTAGCAAACTCTATATCTTCTGTGTATGGTTTGTCCGGCTGTGCTTCCATATACGCATTTTTCAGCACTTTTCTGATGTTCCCTATTAGTCGTTCATCCATTTATGAACCTTTAAACGGTGAATTCTGACTAAATATTCCGCGTCTTTGCTTCTGTATCTTTTTTGCATAGGTACTGTTATCCGACATCTTCCCAGACTTATTGCGCTCTATCTTCATTTTTCTAGTGAGTTTCTTTTTCTTCACTTCTCTTATTTCCCATTATCACTTCTTAAACATTGTTTACATAAAACACCACCACCACTTAATGTATAAGGTGCTTTGTATCTATACTTACCACATATAATACATGATCTAAATCCTAGTAAAGACATTATATATCTAAACATCACTTCGCCCACTTTCCGTTTTTGACTATAGTGGCCATGATCCCGTAATTGCTTACATCCAAAAAGGCATCTTCCATTGGCTCACCTTCAACTGCATTTTCTCTGCGCTTCATTAATAAATTCTTTAATCTCTGGATCTTGTCATTCATACGGAACCATAATCCCGTTAATGACATCAATACTTCTTCTTCTGTTTCTAACTGTGTACCTACACTAATATTGCCAGATCCATAATCATGTTGTTTATGACAAAATAATTCATATTGTTCTTTTTGTAGTCTTTTGAATTCCGAAGTCATCTCCGGCCATTCCTTTTCCATTTGTTTTATTATATCACTCATATTCTGGAAACTCCTTAAATGCCCAAAACCATAAACGGCCTTTGGTTTGATTATTTTTTGCATTTCGTAAAGCTAGATTAAAGCAATCCATCTTATCATCGTAAGGAATAAAAGCAATGACATCTTCTGGTAAATAATAAGCTGCAACGCAATCTACTCTTCCAGTTCCAATGTGCTTTGTCATTCTAACTTCAACACTTGTGCTAGTTTTTAACTTGGTTATAGTCTTTACATTCACGCGCTTAAATGTATTGTGCTTTCTATGTTCCACAACCAAATCCACTCCATCATTGTCACATTGCGGTATATAAACATTATATCCCTGTCTATGCAATTCTTTGCGAACTGCCAGTTCACCTAAAGTCCCTATTCCCATTGAATTTCGTAAGGTGTGTGGATATTTAATTATGTATCCTTTCTAATAAAATTCTTATTGCTCTTTCCGCAGTGTCTGGCACTACGCCATTCCCTAACAACCTTAATCGATCCACTCGGTTGGCAGTTGCGTCCACCCCACTGGAAGACCCATCAGTTGTTCCACCCAATTGGGGTTTAACTTTTTTGACGACTTTTGGCTTTCCATGATCCCCACTGACTTGCTTAGTCCTGCTTGTTTGCTGTTTATTTCGCAATGAGGGGTTTTGTTTGCATCGTTTACTGCCGGAGTCCCCCACGACTCTTGGCTCTTCCCACTCGTACTGCTTTTCTCCTGGTCTTGCTGGGTATTTGGTAAATGTACGATCTTGTCTAGATCTCTTTTTTGTCTCTCTTTTGATGTTCCCATCCCTCCTTTCCAATCTCTTGCTTTTGGTGTGGGCCAATTATGTACTTGCTCTCTTAAATTTGAGCATCCACCTTTTTTTGCTTTTTCACTTCGCTCTTCTGGCTTTCTAACATCCGATCTTCCATCCATGGCTTGTGGTGTTGCCCAATTCTTTTCATTTTCTAAATCAATAGCTTCTCTTAATTGTATATTGTGCCACTTACCTTCTTTTATTTGTTTAGTTCTTTTTCCACCACTTGATTCAGCTAATGTAGGTGTGGGCCAATTCTTTTCTTCATGCGTTTCCACTGCATCTCTTAACTTTGCACCAAAGTATTGATCAGATTTATGTCGCTTTGATCGAAATCCTTTTTCACTCATTTCTGTTTCTATCCTACCGCCTTCCGCATCGCTATTCCTGGCGGTAGGCCATGATAAAGACTCTTTTTCGTTGATGGGGCGCACCAACTTCAACCGCGCTGAATATTCCCCACGATGTGATATAACCTCTTTCTTCCAAGTCTCCGAGGACATACTTGAGTACCGATTCTCCGTCTGCGGTTTTGCTTGAGATGATTCCTTCGACATTTTCGAGAACAACATAAGTTGGTCTGCACTGTGAGATTCCTTCAGCGATGTATGGGTATAAATGTCTCGGATCATCTGTTGATTCTCGTCTTCCGGCAGCACTAAAGGGTTGGCACGGGAATCCGGCAGAGAGGATATCCACTTTTCCAAGAAAGTATTTGAATGGGAAGGTTTTAAGATCCGTGTAAATAGGTGTTGGATGTATCCAACCCTCTTCAATCTTTGCTGCCAAGTTCGCGACTGCGAAGGCTTCGATCTCCACATAAGCGATTTCTCGCACATTTGGCCAAATGTTTCGGAGTCCCATTCCAATTCCTTCGTATCCTGTACAAAGGGAGAGGTGATTAATTGTTCTGTCAGTATCCACACTATAAATACTTATCTAAGTACTCATCTTCTGTAAATATATGGTAGCACAGAAGACAAAATGGTTCTTCTAGGTTTGTATATTCTCTTTGATCTTCTGGGTGATCGCAAGTTTCTTCTGGAATTAATTTTGTTCCAGGTTCTAATTCAGTTTCTGTCATTGATCATATCCTTAAAACCAAATAATACACCTAAGATTATTATTGTGCCAATTCCCAGAAATAGCACACCTAACCCTAAGATAAATATGTTAGCAATAAAATTTGCTATTGTAATCATAACCCTTTCCTTTCTGTCCTAAAGCGCAGAAAAGGCTGGTACCACCTTTCTGACTTGCCAACCAGATGTCACTAAACAACCCCATTTTTTTCCGCGCAGTGAGGACATTCTTTTTCTGTTTTACCGTACCTTGGAAAGTTTCGGTAATAATATGCGACCAAATATTTACCTTCTTTACCCATTGCCCATACATAATCACAAGTGTAGCATAAAAATAAAGACTCAATTTTGTCTCTTTGAATAACTTTTTGATAATTATTACCGCTAACACCTTCATTGAATCTATTCAGTATCCATTCGATCATTTTTTGTTCTCTCCATAAAGTCATCAAACTTCATTATTACATAACTTTCATCTCGGTCGGCTCGAAACATTACTATATCACAATTTCTTAATTGCAACCATTTAGGCACCGCCTTCCGTCTTTTACATTGCACAAGCAAATCATCTGCTACAAGATCCACATCCGGAGGCTGTGATAAAGATCTTCCATCGCTACCCCATGCTCTCTGAACGTCTTTGTATCCATGCTCTTTGAACATTTCTACGCATTCACGTTCGTAGACGGTGCCTTTTCTTTTAGATTTAGATGCCAATTAATCGTCCCAAGGCATTTTTTCTTCGCTAGCTTCTTCTTTTCCGTCAAAGACTTCTTCCAACTTTTCAACCTTACCTGGAACCGTATATCCATGTACTGTACTGTATGTTTCAGCAATCGTCTTACATCGGCTTAAATAATCTTCTTCCGTGAACTTTGACCCTACAAGAGAACTGGCTGCCGCTATAACTACAGTATCTGTTACAGAACCTGTACTTGTATTAGCAGTTGGTGTTGTAGTAGGTGTTTCAGCAACTCCATTTGCTAAAACTAAGTCTACAATTACACCTTTACCTTGGGGATTATTTTTACCTACCAAGGTTACTTTTGTCCCTGCATCTAAATCTTTCAATTTATAATGCAAAGGATCTTTTGCGAAGTAACCGATATTTTCACCGTTACTTCCAAAACGATATAAATGCCAGTTACCATATTGATTTTGACCGCTTTTCTCGGCACCTTTCATGGTTAATACTACTGGTATTTCATCGCCTACATTGACCTTTAGAGTATCATTCATTGTCTCTCCTTGTTTACTTCCCTTTAACAATTACTTAAATATGTGATTAATAATACTATTGATGCCGCAAAAAAGGTTACTTGAAATCCGTACTTATCAATGTACCATCCAAGTTGTGAAAAAAAGTCCTTCATTTGATTTTCTCCACTATTTCTACACTACAACCTTTTGGTTGAGTAAAGCCTAATTGTACTCCTTCCCAATAGTTCTGCATAGCTTCCTCTTCGTTCTCAGCCTCAACCTCCCAAAATTCAACCTCTGATGTATATACTTTTACTTTGTATTTTTTCATTTTATTTCCTTTCTAACAACCATGTCCGCGCCAACATTCTGCGTGATGTTATTATATCTTATATTACCTTCCCAATCTTCATTGGGTCTATTGAATAATTTTACTTTACAACTAGAGAAACTTTTGGCTATTAATAAGCCAATTCCTTGGGACCATTTAAAGTATTGGCCTTCTTCTAGTTTATATAATATAGTGGATTTTTTGGAAAATTTACGGGCGGCAATCGATTGGGAAAGGGAAGATTTGTTATGGGTATGATCACCGCCCATTGAGTTTCATTTCCGAGGTTTTATTTAATGGATGTGGTAAATTTTTATTGTGGAAAAAGTTCATCCGCAGGCACATCTGTAACATAGCATATATTGGTTTTATGATACTCTGACATAGTTCTTTTTCCGGCAATCATAAGATTCATAAGCGATGGACTAACACTGATCTTCCTGGCTAACCAGGACTTTGATCGCTCATTCTCTTGAAGCCAGATCTCTAGCGGTTGAAAATTATTTAAACTCATGTTAATTCCTTTGATATGTTACTTAGAATGTATTTTATAATGGTTTTACTTGTCAACACTTTTTTTACAAATAATCTTTGTAATTAAAGTTATTACAACTATATTCGAGTAATTCATAGGAGATATTATGGCTAAGAAAACATATAAAGGTAAAGATAAATTTGGAGTTCCAAGATGGTTATTCGACTGGAAAGATTACTTTACTGGCGAGCGTCATCGTAAAACATACGCTATGACCGAACAAGAAGCGGAAGCAAAAAGACAAAAGCTAGAGAGCTTGGAGATGTGTCGGCATACGGGTATACCTGTAGATATAAATAACCCTAACAGTGTTTCAGTAGAATATGTATTTAACGCATATTTAAATGACTATATAAAACTGTGTGATGCGAAAAAACGCAGTATAAAATCATTTAATAGACATAAACACGCATTAACCTTATTTTATAAAGTATTTCCTAATAAAACCTTAATAAATAACCTATTAGTTAGAGTAATTGATGGTGATGTATGTAATCCGATGCAAAAGTTTAACGATCATTTTGCACATCATAGTCATTCGGGTATTAATGTAAATCTACAATCTATTATAGCCGCATTTAATTGGGCAAAAAGAAACAATATCATATCTTCAACCCCTACTGCGGTCAAGGAAAAAGTAGAAAAAAAGAAAGTACATATTCTAACTGACCAAGAAATTCAATCAATCTTACAAGCTGAAGTTGATAGTGAAATTAAAGATGTATTTATGTTATATCTAAATACAGGTGCTAGGAAAATAGAACTTCTGAAAGATAATTTTACTTGGGATGATATAGATTGGGAACGCAAGGAAGTTACTTTACTTCGTAAAAATAATGAAAGACATACAGTTGTAGTAAATGATATGGTATTAAATATCTTAGCTAAATATAAAGATAGATCACATCCAATATCTTGGAGTGTAAGTTGGATAGATAACTGTATCATTGAATTAAGAAAGCAAAGTGGAGTATACTTTACTTGTCACGATATTCGTAGGTCTGCCGGTGCTTTATTAGTCCGCAGTGGTGTACGTCTAGCGAAAGTGTCCAAGTGGATGAACCATAAAGACATTAAGATAACGTATGATCATTACTATGATATTATAGATACGGAACGTGAAAATATTGCGAATAAACTTGAAGAAAACTGCTTAAATATGATGGTGTCAAATGAAGCAAGTAAAAATATGATTGCTAATTAAGGCACTAGAATTCTTCTTCTATTTTTAGTGATACATTCCATAAGTCGTTAGAGACTTGACTCATGCTTAATGAATTTTGTGCAAACCTAGCAAAGATATGTTCAGATTCCGCATTGGTTCCCGTAGAACCGTTATCACAACTAAAGATAAATGGGATATGAGGACCATTCGTTTTATTCCACACATCCGATACCACTGTATCATCAGTATGTACTAATGATTCATATCTATTAGGCATTACAGTATTAGAGTTTAAAAAAGAAAAATTCATGTCATAGGATATTCTGCCACCATATCCTTCATAATCTGGATATCCAAGCGTAAATGGAGATTTACTGGTTGCTGTGGACGTTCTACCGTGGCTTATCATGTTAGAAAATCGTTGCCCACCAGTAGATTCTAATACTTTCACTTTATCAAAATCTATACTTCTTTTAACTGACATATCTGGGGCATGGGGTGCGTCAAAATATTCTCCGATCAAAATATTCGACACAAAAAGGTCGGTTGATCCCCAAGTTCCATCACCTCTGCCTTCAGCAGAAGCTGAGGTATTACCCTCAAACTGTATTGCCCAATAACGCATATTTGTTTCATCAAATTTAAAAATAGTGCTTCCATCACTCGCAGGGATAACAATTAAACTTCTACCGGCATTGCCACCATCAGCGTCGCCACCGTCACCTATAACGTCTGCATTAACGACTTCAGCTGCATTCATACTTGACCAATCAACATCACCAGTTTCAGCGTTATCAGAATCTACTGCGGTTACATCTGTAGCTTCATTTCCGCAAAATATTCTTATTTTACCAACTGCTGTACCTAGATTATGATTTAATATAGCAATAAAATTTTTCTTACTAGATGCACTCTGTGTATCTATCGTAATTAAAACTTGACTGTCTGTATCTCCAGACGTATCAAAGTCCACTTTATTTAATGGATTCATATCAAACAGTTCAATTTCTGATCCGGTTTGTATTCCTCTAGTCGCGGCAGCACCAGATCCACCAGTTGCTGTTACATCAAATTCTCCATTTTGTGCTACACCTCTGCTCATTAAATAATTGATTGTGTCTACATAGAACCTAGGTGTTCTTACATTCATATTTGCCATATTAACTTACCTTTACTGCTTTAAATGAGCTATTGGATGGTGATTTACTCATATTTGTAATCATATAGTAATCTCCAGACATTGCCGTTCCAAATAGCTTAATGTTTGAATCCCAATTTGAAAATGTTATTATATCACCTATCTCCAGGTCATTATATTTTGGAGTTAGGGTTATAAAATCTATTACGTTTTTCTGATCTTTAAATAATGTTTTATATGCGTCTGCTAATTGTGTTGCAGTTGTTGTATCTAAAATACCAAACGCATCAAGTTTTAGCTTTAATCGTTGATTGATTCCCGTGGTGCCAGTTCCGTAGCTAGTAGAATCTGTATCATTTATAGAAGATTTAAAAGATTCTGATTGATAATCAAAATCGTAATTAATGGTAATGTCATTTTTTACTGCACTTATCGGTGTCTTAGAAATACTCTTTAATTGTATATCATTATAATCTACAGTTTTATCATCTTCATCGTATTCATCGGGGCGTTTTAATACTTTTATTTTAAACAATCCATCACCGCTTAAAAACACATACGAGCAGCATTGTTTCGCTATTCCATCAATTAATTCTTTTGAGTTAATAAATTTATAATTACTAAATGCAAATTTTATATCACCAACTGCATCATCAAAAACATTACCAATAGCTCCATTACTTGAAGCACCAGCTAAATCAAATGATTCTTCATCTATGTAATCTTCATTTAATCCGCACTCGCTTCTTAATATTTCTTCAATTATGTAGATAGGGTTTTCAATTAAAGCACCATCATCGTAGCCAGGATCGGCAGCACTTCCATTGCTATCATTTCTTGTTCCTACAGAACTATCAACGACTGTGGCATCTATCCAGGCTTCATATTCCCTACCTTTTCCAGAAAAATATATATAGTCTAAATTTTGTCCTGTTAAAGCGGTATCAATTTCAGTATTAACAATTTTATACCCACCTGGATCATTGTGCGCACCGGTATATATCACTTCTCTTTGTAGAACTGGTCTTGTAAAACTTTGATCTGCTGCAAATTCTACCTGCAAACCAACTTGCCCTATAACCGCAGCTGAAGAACCTGAACTGTCAGTAATAGTAAGTTTTAAATCTGTTGAAGTTAAATCTAATGATTCTCTTTGTGTTGCATCAAAAGCGGTGCTATGAAATGCAACAGTTTGAGTTAAATCTGCTGAAGTATTAAATGTTAAATCAACATTTGTGCCAGGATCATCTATTTCAAAATCAGTTCCAATTCCATTTGTTGAAGAAGTAGTAAACATAATAATATCAACTTTACTTGAAGAAGTAAGCATTCCGCATTTAGGTATTTTAGGAAATCGTAATTCTATTGATTGCGATCCGCTAGAACATCCAAACTCTTCAACTGTTGAAAAATTGCGATCTATTAATTCATCTGTATTCGTTACAGGCCCAGCAGCTGAAATACTTAAAAAATCAAAATATCCAAAAAAAGTTGTACCTTTAAATTTTATTATATTTTCATCATCTGTTCCTGGCGTATCATCCGATCCAGCAGAAGCATTACCCACAATTACATTAGAACTTAAACATTGCAAGTATACATTGTTTAAACCCATATATACGTTATTAGCATGTAATTGATTTAGTTTAACATTATTATTTTTTGTTACCCCACCTATGTCTACATACGATTGATTCGTATCGGGCAAGGCATTTACATATCCACTAGAATCTTCTTTATCTACAACAATCGCTGGAAAGCGAGATTTTACTATATGGTTTTCAAAGTCACCGAACCCAGCTGCTGACTGACCAAAATCTCCAAAAGACATCGGAACTGGTGAACCGTAATTGTTTTTTGGTGCATTGGAATAGGTTGAAGCATCTACTGAATGATATGGCACTTGTTTGTGATATCTAGAAGAATTGTCTAATAATGTAATTTGAACTTTTTCTGTATCATATTTTAAGTCTCCACCGATAATACCAGTACCGATCATTCTAGCAGCAGTATCGTATGTGCCAGCCTGGGCGGTATTTTGAAATAACTCCCATTTTCTATTTGCATAATTATTGGATGCAAACAAATCAGAAAATCTAACACCGTCTACAGATTTATCTGTATTGATTAATGTGATCGTCATGTTTGCTGCCGTAGGATTAAACTTGAAAAAGTTTAGTGACTGTTGCAATGTTCCCCAGGATGATACAAGTCCATGGTATATGTCACTTCCGTCTACACGATGAATGTCAGAAACGCCTAAAAAATCAGAAGCACCTTCATCGGAATGATATAATTTTAACACCCAAAAGGCAGTGGTGTTTTTTATAGCTAGTGCATTGGATAAGCTAGTATCAAAACTAAGCATTATTTAGTTTTGCCCCTGTACCTGTTGCTCGATTTATTGCTGGGATCAGTTCATTGCGTACATAGTCTTCTTGAACTACACCGCCACTGATGTTAATTGTTACTGCGCCACCGCCCTGGGGACCATTTATATTACTATCTGCGAGAGGGGTAACTTGTACATGCTCCGGACCGCTACCTTCACCGACCATCATCATCTGTGGTCCCGAAGTAATAAAGTCAGCACCGTATTTTGCACCTTGCATTTCATTAATTTGATTTTGTATGGTAAGTACATTTGCTAAACCGGAAGCCAGTACAGATGCACCAGTTATAAGTCCTAATATACCGCCTTGCGCTAGTGCTTTGTTAAAACCAGCATAAGCATTAATAACAGCAGAGCCTTGAGCAAGTCTCGCTGCTATCAAAGCATATTTTTTATTTGTTCCGGCTAGTTGACTTAAACTGGATAATAAATCAGCTCCACCTTTTAACTCTGCTTGTTTTCTTGCTTGTGTTAATTGAATTATTTTATTTTGAATTTCAATATCTTTTGTTCCTGCGATATTTTGACCAATTACACCTTCTTCTATTTGCTGTGCTAAATGCGCTCTTTCTTTTTGCAAAAGATTTATTCGCTCTAATGAACTAATAACACCATCATCTGATAAAGCATGATTAATATTTCTTTGCATATCAAGAGCTTGTTCATCTAAAAGAAGTTTTCTTCTTTGTTCTAATGACATATTTGTTCTACCAGCAGCAAAAGTAGCGGCTGCTTCTAACTTCATAAATTCAGCTTCAGCGGCTGCCCAAGATTTTGTCCATCGCTCTGCTATCGGCAATTCAGCAAAATTCTCCCATTGTTCAAAAAATAATGGCCACCTAGCTAATGACTCCATTATAAATACTTCTGTTTCTTTCATGAATACTTTTAATGGTAGCGCAGTTTGACCCAATCTCTCATTCATATCACTAATGCGATTTTCCATTTGATCAATCTGGCCAAGTGTAGTGGATGCTAATTGCTCTGCTAATCCTTTAAAATTGTTATCTAATTGTTTTATAAGAAATGCAAATTCTTCTGCTGGGCCTTTTGCTCTGGCCATTTGCACACCGAGATTGTCAACTAAAACACCGCTACGAGATAATGCCCCTACTTGACCAGTAAAAGCCTTTCCAAGTTGTAAAGCAATGCTAGTAAGGCCATCGCCACCGGTTCCCATAGCTGCTGCCATATCCAGCATTCTTGGTGTTAATTCAGCGATCGCGTCTTCGTTTAATTGGAATGTGGACAGCATAGCCATACCAGATATGATCTGTTCATCACCAAAAGTGGTGACTTTTTGCAGGGCGGCTGCAAGGTTAATAAGTTTGTCCGCACCGTCCTCTGATGCTGTAGTTACATTTCTAAGAGATGCTCTAAGCCTAGTTTCTGCTTCTATTTGTTTTTTGTAGGCTTCTACAGTCTTATTTATTGCTACAATTATGGCACCAAATGCAAATGTTGCTAGTAAGAGATCATTACGCAGTTTGGAGAATCCAGCTCTAAGTTTTGCTGTAGTTTTACCTGCCTTATTGGCTCTTCCCACATAAGTTCTTGTCTGTCCATTTAATTTGTCAAATTCTTTATTAGCTTGCTGAAAGCCTTTAGTTCTTACTTCAATAATAAATCTATTAGCCATTATTCATCTCTCTTTTTCTCATTTCACATGCTTCTAACTCTTCATTAATTACTGAAAGGATGACTGAGCGATCATAGGTCATATCATCTAGGGAAGCTGCTGGTGGGATGTTTAACCTTTTGGCTGTAATATACTCATTAATATACATCTGCGATTCTTGGTCTAAGAAATATTGAGGATTAGCGAAAAGGGGAATATTATAATAAAGATTCTGACCTGGAGAGAATTTGCGTTTTTTATCTTCTGCCACTACTCTGTCTACCTCTTTCCAGATTTCTTTCTCATTGTACTTAATTTGTTTATAAAGGGTGGGGCTTTTCGCCATGTAAGGGAAAGAGTGTTCTTTTGTAGGGAACGGATGATCATCGCCCCACCCGAAATAACTGAACCAAGTATTTATTCTTATGGTTAAGTCTTTTTTTTACTAGGTCCTTTATAATGTTGATATACATCAGACAATACTTCATCAACGTCATTGTCATCAAGATGGCCAAGTTCTTTTTCAGAGTCTTTAAATGCGTATTCACGCACCCATTCAAGAATATCAAAGAACTTTTCCTGGCTTACATCTCCATCACTAGCCACAGTTTGAATCTCCATACGATGCAGTTTCCTACGATCTGGAAACTTCATTTCACGGATATTAAATTCTCCGTGAGAGGTCTTTATTTTCATTTTTTAACCTTCAGTTTAGGCTGGCATCAATAATTTTATTAAGTAAGTAACAAATACATTAATTTCCCAGCACCTGTTGCTGTGGCAGTAAAAGGAAGTTCTACAAACACTCCCTCTTCCGAAGCAAGATCAACATTATGACCTGTATATTTAACAGTTGGAAATTCAAAGAATATTTTACTGGCACTACCTCCTTGCGATGTCCCATCATCCCCAACAAGAATAGCTTTACTTGTTCCAGCTAACCAAAATGGTTGTTGAGCAACAACCGTATCATCCATTTTAACATTTAAAGATCCAGTTATTTCTAATCTATCTCTTATATACTCTTGTGGTTCTCCATCATTTGAATTAGCAACAGCAAATCCAACTCTTGCAGCAGGATGGCTAATGGTAAATGAAAATGCTTTAGCCGTTACCTGGGTAGTTGCTATTTCAATAGCATGACAATCAAATAACCCAATATTAAAAGCTGTATTATCAGCAGTAGATCCATCTGTTACAGCATTAGTATCCACTTTAGGTCGAAATCCCGACCATAGAGTACCGGATGCTCTCAATCGACCGCCATTTGTTCCAGCATCCATCGATAAAGTAAGTTCAGTTACTACAGCAGAGTGCATTACTCTTGTTTCTGAAGCATCTGGGTTTACTATACATAATTGCAATGTATTAGCAGAACTTGCACCAACTACATAATCAGTAGCATGTGTGGCTGCACCTGTTACATTTATTAAACTTGTTGCAGTAGCTTCTACAGAAGATTTAACTAAAAATTGTAATATTTCTTCAGAATCAACAAGCCAGTCAAAAGACCAAGAATAGGTCCCACCGTTTCTAGTGCTAAATAAATCTTCTTCTCTAAGGACTTTTTGTCCGGTTCTTGGTATAAATTCTTGTATTACTCCAGCACTAAAATCTATATCATTTACAGTATCTAAATTCCATCTATGAAGAGAAGCATCTGCTTCCTGGGTTTCTATCCCAAAGTTTACCGCATCATGTAAACCGACATAAACTAAAAATTGATTTCCTGAGTATGTAGCCATTATTTATCTCCATTTACTTCTTTAATCATTTTATTTTTTATTAATTTTTTAGGTGCTTCTGACAATTCCACACTTTCACCTCTACATAATTTTGAATGATTTTCATTACCAAGTCCTTCAAAATCATTAAAAGCATCTACGTCAAAAGATTTTGTTGCTTTATATTTTTTCATTATTCTGTCACCGTACAGTTAAATTGTAATACAGCATTGTCTTTATTGTATATAACCGATTCAATACGGCCGTCATGCCATTTATAAGAACTACTCGGACTATATGCTGTATTATTTTGAATTAATTTTTTCATCTTTTCAGCAATCTCTGTTACCTTTTCAACGCTATTCTTTGCATAATTACCATCTGGGTTAAATTGATAACTAATATTAATTGCATAATCTCGTGATTGCCCATCCGATAAAAATCCAATTAATGTATTATCTATTGGAGTTATTAAAAAACTCTGATTTCCTTTATGTTCATCATAACACAATGGTATTTTAAACTCATCACTAATTATTGTGTGTAATGAATCAATAACATTGTCATAGGTTGTATTCGTATATGTTATTGCCATCTCATATATCCCTAATTAGACGACACTTCCCTAGATGTGCAATTAAATTGTATTTCCGATAGTAAGGATTCTTCATCCCTAGTGGTTGCAATAGATTCTACACGACCATTATACCAATTATTATCATAGCTAATATTGTTAAAAATTAACTTCTTTACTCGTTCATAAGTCTCTGCTGCTTGTTTTATATGATTCCGATTAAAACTTCCACCAGATAATAGTTTATGTTCGATCATAACGGCATATTCCCGTTCTTGACCGCTGTTAAAGAGCTGTTCCAGGTTATCTTCTAGTGGTCTAATCACAAAACTTTGATTGCCGTGATGTTCATCAAAGTAAATTGGAACATAGAATTCATTAGCTAATAGTTTATGTAGCTTTTGAATAACACGAGAATAGATAACATTCTCAAATCCATCAAAAGGTGGTGGCCATACATAACCTTCTAAATTCCAGAAGTTGGTAATATCTTCCCATTTTGATTCTTCTATTCTGTATAAAGCCATTATCTATAGATCTGTGCTGATTTTACACTCCCAATAGGAATGTCAGAAGACTGGAAAATTATTGACCAAGAATCTGAGGACGAATATAAGCCTTCAGAAAATCTTATTTTTGCTCCGTATGCTAGTGGCTGATAACTTCCATCTACTTGTTCTGCTGATACTACTGTATCCATACCAATGCCATTGTCATTCTTTGCTTTCACTTGATAATAAACTGGACTTGTAGTGCCAGCAGTAAAAGTACCGCCTGTTGTTATGGATACGCGCACATCATCCCAATCTACTCCAGGTGGTCCGATAAGTTTTACGTCTTCTATTACACCAGTAGTGTTTGCATTTACGCTAACATCTTGTATTACCCCACCTTCCGTTCTCCAGGAAGTTTCATTCCATAATACATATTCTTTTTTCCGCAACCGATCTAATAAACCATCGCCCTCTGGATTGGTAATTCTAGATTCAATCTCTTCTGCTTTTTCCGGATCATAACTTCTAATTAAGTCCGCAACGGCCAAGGCAGCGTTACAGCGCACCAATATCCAATCGTAATTTCTTTCACTAGCACCTTGCGCCTGGGAACGCTTACGTTTGTAAACTGGTCTATTTAAATATGACCGAATTCTGTCTGCTTGTTCCTTGCATACAGTACCCTTTAAATCATCCCAATCTTGTCCGCTTTCAAAAACTATAGAGTTTAATGCAGAGGTAGAACTTGATGCCAGGTAGAACTGAATACTGTCCGTTGCTTCTTGGTATCTCCAACCGTTATCTCCGGCTGGCTTTGATCCAGCTTCGGTGCCTAGATCTTGGCCGTCCTTAAATAGGACACTGCAAAATCCAGAATTGTTTAATTGATATACGTTAGCCGACCCTTCTGCTACCCAATTCGGACTTAGTACACGCTTTCGATCATAACTATCGATTGTACTTAAAATAGCCTGGAGATCGGTACTGTTATTACAAAATGCTTCGTATCTACTGCTCATGCTTGTGCCGTTTCTTCCTTGAAATCAAAGTTTTCAAATTCTATTATTTCTGGACATTCCATGTGTTTAATTAACTTTAATATCCTATCCACATCTGGACTTTGTGATGTTGCTAAGTTCTTTAACCGATCCAAGTCTTTAAAAAACTTTTTAATATCTGTTACTGCAACTACCATCTATATATACTTATATCGTTTACTTGATCAGCTTTAACCAATGTTCGTGAGTAGCCTTTCCCTGCTCCGTATTATAATATTTCTTATAATAGAGCCATTGCTCGTCTAAAGTCTTCGGTAATGGTTTTGGGACCCGACGGTAGTGGAGCCGCGCGAACGATATCATAGCCGCTAAATTGGTTTCCAATATCCATGCCCAATCCTTTTCATTCGGAGCTGTGAAATAGGATAGCTTAACGCAACATGCTTCTGCAACTTTTCTCATTAACTCTTTACGATACGAAAGATAATTGGTGATAACGTCTACAGCGACCCAAGGCTCGCACTGTGCCATTCCGCAAGCTGGACCTTTAAGCTGTCGGATGTACTTTAACTGGCTTTCAACCTTCATGGTTTTAAGCACTAAGTCAGCAGCATCCTTAGAGTAAAGGTCTAGCTTCTCTAAAACTCGATCAATTAAATCTTTTAATTGTTTTTCGTTCATTTATTATCGGAACGTAAACCGCGCACAAACTCTGAGATACCATTAGATACAATATTGTCGATTGCATCCACTATCCAGGGTTCTATGGTTTTATTCCATATGCCTTTGGTCATTTTCCATTTAGCTAATCCTAGCGTACATGCTACACCAGCACCATACATCATTAAGCCGAACTTTGCTTTAATTTTATCATTAGGAATCTTCTTCAATATCCATGCGATACCTATTGCTGCTACACCGCCAGCTGCATATTGTGCTGCTTGTGCGCCTACTTTTGCTACTGCCCATTCTAACATAGCTATCCTTTCGTAAATAAATAGCCGAATAGAGAAGAAAAGATTGTGGCTACTGTAACGCCTATGGCTTTAATACCCGACATGTTCCCTTCTAATGTTCTTACTCGACCATTTTGTTCTTTTACTAATACTTTTATATCATCTATAGATTCTTTTACATACATAATATCTTGACTATGCTTTGCGTTCAATACAGCCAGTTCTTCTAATCGAGATTGAACTATAGAACGATAATCGTCAACTTGCTTCTTGTTCATGCCCATTGATTAATTTCTTTTTAATAATTAATGCTTTTAATTGTGAATTTCTAATAATCATTTTACCTCTATTGCCATCTTTTAAATCGCCATGAAAGATTGTCTTGAATATTGTCATACGAACAACTCTCCATCTTCTCTCATCTGCTCCAAGCAATAAGTTATCATCAAGATTGACATCGTTTCCTCTGATCATCATTAGACCGCTTAGAAATTCTTCTATGAAACCCCTGGCTAACCATACAACCGCTAATCCAATTAAATACCATGTAGCTTCGCCCAATATATCTTTAAAAAAATCTTCATTCACAGACTTGTCCTTTTATTCATAGCTTACGCTCACATAAGCCATAGGTGTTGAATTAACAACTAGTTCTGGATTAAAATTCGCACCCTCTGCAATATATTCGCCCCATATCTTTTTTCCGCCTTCTATTTGTATAGGCTGAATACCCGACCATATAACAGAATCTTGAACCATTATATACGCATGGAAGTAAGCGTCATATACGCCTTCTTCTAGCTGGAATATGTAATATGAGAACACTGGTCGCCAGGTATTGACTCCATCTTGTTCGGCCGTTGCTTGAAAATATATTGGAATTTTATTTTCCGCATCTATTATTCTTTTTTCAACCGTCATATAAGAATCTTCACATCCAATAAAAGCCAATCCTATGCAACTAAATACAAGAAGGACCAATATAAATTCTATTATATCCCAAACTTTTTTCACTTCTTTTTCTTTCGCCAACTTAAAGGGTTAATATTAAATTCCTTTTCGTAAAACTTAACTCTTTCCTCTAATTTTGCTATTTCTTGTTCTTCATTTTCAATGTGCTTCGATAATAATTCTTCTATCTGACTATTTGCTTCTAACATATCTTTTTCTAATTCAAGAAAACGATTATAGAAGTAGAAGCCTTCACCGACTAATCCACTAATAAATACGAATAGAGCAATAAAGGCTTCTTTCCCTATTGGTGCATTATCCCAATTTATAAATGAACTTTTAGCCATTTACAATTTAGTTTACGATGGAAGTTAATCTTCAACTACTTCTGCTTCCTCTGGTTCATTTAGTGCTTTATTCAAGTCACTATCATAACTTTTCTTACTAGCCATTAATTCATCGTGATTAAAAACAGAGTTTTCCAACTTTCTGTTAATATTCACAAGATGACTATAAGCCTTAAAGGCTTCTGGGTTTTCTCTAAGCTCCGCTTCTGTGTACTCTTTACCATCGTGGTTAAGTACAATGGGGTCTTTTTGTTTTTTTGCCATTGTTCACTCCTTTGGTTATGTGTTATTAAACTTTTTTGAAATCTGCTATAGCTGCTTTTAGTCCATCACTTTGAGCTTTAGCTCTTGCCATTTCTGCATCATAACGTGCTTTTTCTCCTTCTAAATCAGAAAGTGAATATTCACGCTTACTATCATCCATAGCATCACCAGATTCAGCATCCCATCGTTTCTGACTCAAAGCAACGTATTCACGTTCCTCTTTGGCTTGAGCGTATACTAAAATCTTGCCATTGTCATCTTTTTCTTCATCTACTTTTTCTCGTATGACCTGTTTCTCTTTTCCAAAAGAAACTTTGCTACCAGATTTCAACGAACTGTATTTACTCCAATCCATTATATTCTCCTGTTAATTGTTATTCTATATTAAAAAGGTTTACCAAGATTTATGGTCGGATTTTTTGATTCTGACCATTGTTTCTCTATTCGTGATTCAACTGATTCAATTCCTTTTTCACCAAGTGATTCTTTTACCCATTCAATACATTTATCTTCTGTTAAATCGCTCCATTCAATAAAGTTGTCAAGAGGGTCATAATACTCTACCCCTTCAGATGCCTCAATAACATCAGTATTTATTTGCACACGACCAAACACTTGACCCATACCGTCCCCATCACCATCCCAAGCGTGATAGTTTATTTTTGAGACAACGTTGTTTTTACCACTTTTTTGTATATCGTATTCTAAACTTGATATTGTCCATTTAATCATTTACTAAACTCCTATGCATTGCTTAATGTTATAGATACAATTGGATGGCTACCGAAAATCATATACGAGCCATCCCCGTCTTTAATTTCATCACTTAATGTCCATATAATAGTATTTGTACCGCTTGATTCAGAACCAGCCGCTGATATTGTTGCACCCTCTTCAACAATAGAATTTTCATTCCAAACAACTGATACATTTGAATCCGCACCACTCATTACTGATTCGCAATAAGAATTATTAAATGCATCTAATCTTCCACCAATATGAATCTTATGCCAAGACCCCCAGTATGCATTTGAATCTACAAATGTAATCGTTATTGTATCTGTATCAGTTCCAGCTATTTGCCCAGTATACTGATAGAAACCCGGGGTAGTAGTTCCCATCATCAATGAAGCACAATGAACTGTAGCTCCACTATCTTCAGCCATATATACATCTGTACAAGAAGCATTACCAAGAACTGCCGTATTATTACCTTTTCCATTAGCATCATATCCAATTACAATTTCATTTGTTGGGGTTGTAGTATCAAAATCAGCCTCCGCACCAATAATTATACATTGGTCAGGGCTTGTTGCGTCAGAACCAGCATCATCATGTTCTCCAGCTCTATAGCCAACGGCAACATTATTGCTCCCATCTGTATTTTCGTAGAGTGATTCCATCCCAATAGATGTATTAGAATCACCAGTAGTTAAATCTGCTAACGAACCATAACCAAGTGCAGTATTGCTTAACGCACCATTCATAGCGGCACTCGTAGCATAGTTACCAATGATTGTATTATAATTTGATTCCGCATCTGCCCAAGAACCACCGCCTGTATCTTTACCGATAAATATATTATTATTAGAACCTGCTGATGTAGATTGTGTTCCTCCACCCTGTGTCCTATCTGCGGCATGATAACCAATGACAGTATTATTACCACCAGTTGTATGCTCTTTCAATGCTTCACTACCAACAACTGTATTACCTAAGCCTGATGTAATTGCATTTCCAGCAACATATCCAATAAATATTGATTCATCAGCATCAGCGGTCATAACCCCTTGACCAGCTCCATATCCAATACAGATTGCTTTATCAACCAATACTGTTCCTTTACCAGCGTTAGTACCTAAAAATACATTACCCCAACCAGTTTCTAAAGCAAGACCAGCTTGATATCCCAACGCATTATTATATCCATCTCCAGTAGTGAAAGCAGTTAGAGCTTTTGCTCCAATAGCAGTATTATAATCTGCTGGAGTAGTCATTGCACTTAATGCTTGATAACCTACAGCAGTATTATAAGTTGCATCATTCATTGTAGCATCAGATACTTGATGACCTATAAATGTATTATAGTTAGAACCAGCATCTAAACTTGCACCAGCAGAATGACCAAATATTGTATTTGATGTACCACTATCATTATTGGATAGGCTGATGCGAGAGTTGGAGTCAATTTTAAATGCCTGTGCTGAATTAGTATATACCATAAATGATTCATTTGCGGCTGTTGCGCTTAAATCAACTTGTATATAAGTTCTATTTCCACTATTTGAACCAAATAAAATAAATTGATCCGAAGTATTTGGTGCTAATAATTGCATATTTGTATCACCAGCCGTTTCAAGTACAAGTGGAGCATTTGCATTTCCAGTTATGGTTCCTGCGCTTCCTGTCGATACGTGTAATGCTCTGTCTGGTGCCGCAGTGCCTATACCCACCCGATTATTTGAAGCATCTATTGAAAGAGTGTTAGAATCAAAGTTTATTGCATCTACAGCGGCATTTAATGTTATGTCTTTTGTAGCATCTGATAAATCAATTACATCAGCAGTTATATTTACTGCTGTCCCTGCCGCTATTGTTAAATCAGTACCATCACTTGATATATATTCTCCGCCTTTATCATAGAAATAAAGTTTTCTGTCAGCACCTAATCGCATACCTTCTGATTGAGAAGCATTTCCATCAGTAGTATAGAATACCATATCAGCACCATTTTCACTTGCTGACCAAGCAGCATCCGTAATCGCTTCGATTCTCGCACCTACTGTTATATTATTACTACTGTCCTCTGCTCCAGCAAATTCAAGTACGCCAAGTCTGTGTCCGTCACCCATAGTGGCACCATCGTTAGCATATAATCTTAAATGCGCTCCAGTACCCGATGCACTTGCAACCGAACTTGCAATAAGAACACGTTGATCACTAGCATCTAACGTAACCATATTTGCATTACTACCACCGTCATTCACTCTTAGGATAATATCCTTATCAGAAGTAATGTTTTCTATATAAGCATCATCTGATGAAGTATATAGTTGTAAATCTTTTCCAGCTCCAAGAGCCATTTTTGTAGCATCTACTGGAACCCATACATAGTCCGTACTACCTTCTGCCAATGAAAGCATTTGCACTGCATCTGCATAAAAATCTAATACACCATCACTGGCTTCTGTTATATATGTTCCAGTATTTGTGCCATCAAAACCAAATTTATCAGTAGCATCTATAGCTATTGATGTGGTTGCAATACTTAATGCACTATCTGTAGCATCACCATCTTCCAATTTTCTTAGTGTGCTATCTATACCACTAGAATCTATCTTTAATAATAGTGTGTAGGTTGAGGCAATCGAATTACCCGATAATGTAGCCATTAGAGTCTCCTTTCCATGAGATCAGAATGCACGGCCTTCCGTGCGGTTATAATATTAATCAATGAAGTTCCACATCCTGTCTTCATCTTCAAATTTTGTTAAAATAGTAGACCAGCTATTATGAATCATATATTCCGGCATCATAGCTGACAATCCTTCGGTAGTCTCACCAACCATATCGGCAAAAGTCAATTTTATTGCCTGGTTTATCGTTGCAGAAGTTCCGCCTTGGTCCACGGCCCATGCTTTTAGCATTTTACCTAGACTACCAGAATGACCAAGAGCTTCTAATCCAGCTCTCATAGCGTCATTTAAACTTTTAGTACTAGTAGTACCAGCTACATCTAGCCAGTATTCTTTCCATAACTCATTAACGCTACGTTTGGTGCCTATGGCCATTATTTAGATTCTTTTTTAGAGGATTTTAGTTTTGCTTTTGGTTTTGGTTTTATTTCATTACCATCAGCATCACACTCTATAAATCTTTCTTCAAAAGACTCAATATCATAGGATCTGGAATCATACTTGATAATTTTATCAGTATTGCCAACCTTGAATTTGTCTTTTGGCTTTTTAAAATATCTCATTATTTCTCCTATTTAAGATGTCTAGGGGAGAATAAATCTCCCCTAAACTTTTACCAGATTATGATACGTCTGTTATCATATAAACGCCAAATGAATCCTGGACTTCAATTACACCACATTTCAGAGATACAACGTATTCTGTGTGCTGATATGAAGCATCGCGCTGTGTCTCAACATTAATAAGACCAGCAGATGAAATACCAAGACCAAGAGCATTCTTA